TGATTTAATTCTTATCATTAAATCGTAAGAAATTAAATTATTGTTAGCTGCTATATTATTTATTGAATGCTTTGGAGAAAAAAATTCACACCAATCACCAATATTACATTCTCTAATATCAGTAATATCTATGGTAGTTAAATCCATGCTGACTTTTCCAAAAATATATGCATCTTGATTATTTATTCTTACAATAGTTCCATCTTTTATGTATTGAGGCAGACCATCTGCATAACCAAGATATACTGAAGCTATTCTCATTTTTTTATCTGCAATAGCTCTTCCGTCATATCCAACCTTATCACCCTTGTTAATTTCTCTAATATTTATAATAGGAGATTTAAGTGTCATTGCTGTTTCTAAATTATTGTCACCTATGTAACCTCCATACATTCCAATTCCAACTCTTATCCAATCAAAGCATTTATCAGGAAAATTAATTAGGCATCCAGTATTTCCAACACTTTTTGTAACTCCTGAATGAAGGTTTTCGCATAACTCTTCAAACCTTTTGAATTGTTTCTCATTAGATGGATCTTCTTTGTTATTAGATGAAGCCAAGTGAGTCATAAGTGTAAAATTTAAATCTTTTAAATATTCATCATAAATTTTTAAAAATTCATCTTCCTCGAAACCAAGCCTATTCATGCCTGTGTTAACTTTAAACCACAGATTATTAAAATTTTTGTTATCAATGATAATTTTTAATTGGTGTTGATTATGAACAACCAAATCAAGGTTGTGCTCTTTTGCCAATAGGAAATCCTCTTGAGAATATACTCCTTGCATTAAAAGTATCTTTTTATTTGATACTTTTCTTAGATTTGTAGCTTCATCAAGCCTTACAACTCCATAACCATCTACTAAATCATCTATATCAGAAGCTAGATTATTTAATATGTGTCCATAAGAATCAGACTTAACAACAGCCATGAAATTTAAAGGTTTGGAAGTTTTATTTTTAAGCTTTTGTATGTTGCTTCTTATGATAGACGGATCTATTTCAAGAAAGCTGTTTAAGGTTGTCATTCAAATGATTCGTAGTAACTATCACTAGAGAAATTTTCAAAACGTGTATATTCTTTAAGAAATGTTAGATTCACGGTACCAATAGGACCATTCCTTTGTTTGCCTATAATAATTTCTGCCTTGTTTCCTTGATCTGAATCTTCGTTATAGACCTCATCTCTATAGATAAATAAAATTACATCAGCATCTTGCTCAATAGCACCTGAATCTCTTAGATCAGCCATTATCGGTCTTTTATTTGGCCTTTGTTCAACAGCCCTATTTAACTGTGATAATGCAATCACTGGAACATTAAGCTCTTTTGCAAGAGATTTTAAAGATCTTGATATTTCTGAGATCTGATTAACTCTATTTTCATTTGAAGTAGGTAATTGCATTAATTGTAAATAGTCTACAACTATTAAAGACAGTCCATTTTCTTCCTGCCTAGCCAATCTCCTTGCTTTTGCACGAAGTTCCATTGGAGTTAATAAAGAACTATCATCAATCCATAAAGGAAGATTTTTAAGCCTTTCTCCTTCTTGTAATAGTAATCTTAATTCATTATCTTTAAGCATTCCTGATCTAACGTTTTGTTGATTAAGTTTGCTCATTCCAGAAAGCATTCTTGTAGTCAAAGATTCACCAGGCATTTCTAAACTGAAGATTAATACAGCGCCATCATTGTCTTTTTCTAATAAAACATTCTCAGCTATATTCATTGCAAAAGATGTCTTACCCATACTAGGCCTTCCAGCTACCACAATAAGATCGCCATCTTGGATTCCTTGCAATTTTTTATCAAGATCTTTAAAACCAGTAGATGATCCAATTAAACCACCTGCTTTGTTAGATAACTCATGGAGTCTATCCATTGTTGATGGAATAAGCTCCTTCATCGATTGAAGGCTTTGATCGTTTTGACTGGTTTCATCGTTTAAAGCAAATATCATACTTTCAGCTTTATCTAAAAGCGCATTCCCATCTTGTCCTTGTGGGTTGTTTATTAACTCAGCTATTTCTGAATTAGCTTTCATTAATTTTCTTTTAATAGATCTTTGTCTAATAATTTCTGCGTAAGCTTCAAGATTTGCTGCAGATGGCGTAGAGGTAGCAAGTTCAATTAAATAATCTTTACCTCCTACTTTATTTAAAGAATTCTTATTATCTAGTTTTTCTGAAACAGTAAGAGGATCTAATGGCTTATTTTCTTCAATGAGCTCAGACATTGATTGAAAAATAATCTGATGATCTTTCCCATCAAAATCATTTTCTTTGATAACTTGAATTACGGTATCGAATCGATGTGTTTCGAGCATTAAACCAC